GCGGTCTTCGGATCGCCTCTTTCTTTTTAATTAAAGCTGTTGTAGTGTACTTTTATCCCTGACAGTCGCATGGTGTGACTGACTTTAACCCTGACAGGAGATTATTATGGGTACAACTACATTTTCAGGCCCAGTACGGGCTGGTACTATCAAAAACACAACAGGCACAACAGTTGGAAGCGACATAGCAAATGTCGGTTATGTTGTTATGATGCAAACGCACACAATGGATCTATCAAATGGAGCTATTGCGGCAGGTGCAACCAACATGGTTATTCCAGCAAAATCTAAAATTATTGATTGTAAAGTTGATATGTCTACTGCGGCTAACACAACAACAAACTTGAGTGTTGGTGATACAGTTGGTGGTGCAACAACAATCTTAAATACATTGGCATCAGGCACAAGTGCTGGTCTTAAAACTGTAACTACACAAGGTGGTGGTACAGGTGAGTGGGCTGACACAGGAACTGCCGATCTTAAACTTACAGTGACAAGCAGTGCAGGAACTACTGCTGGTGTTGCAGTTATTACGATTTTATATGCTCAAGCGTACAACTCTCCTGTTCGTCCATAAAACTTTATGGTGGGGATGAAACCCCACCTACAACTATAGGAGTAGCAAATGGCGGATATTAAAACAGTAACAAAAATTTCAGAAAGCACTAGGGAAGTAGTTTTTGCTTTTCAGTATCAGTATGTAGATGGTGGCAACGAAAGTGCCGTTAGTAAAATTGATGTTTCTGCTCTTACTAAAAGTGCAAATGGAGACACTTGCACAGGATTAAGAATTGCAGAATGTTGGTGGGTTATTAAGGCAATGACTGTAGAGGTATTAGCAGACGCTGATGCTGACGTTATAGTTATGCACCTTGATGAAAATCAATCAGGTTATCAAGATTTTTCTAAATTCGGAGGTTTACCAAACACTGCCGATTACGGAGCAAATGGTACTGGTGACATTAAATTTACAACAACTGGTGCAGGTGCAGTTGGAGATGCGTATCAAATAGTGATGCGCGCAATTAAGCAATACTAGGAGGGTTAAATGGCACTATCAGGAACTGTAGCCTTTAAACCTAATGTAGAAGAAATAATTGCTGAAGCATTTGAGCGTTGTGGTCTTGATACCCAAACTCAAACTGGTGATAAGGCTGTGTCTGCAAGGCGCAGTCTTAACCTTCTTTTTTCTGAGTGGGCTAATAGAGGTATTAACTATTGGTCTGTAGAGCAGAAAACTCTGACATTGGTGAATGGTCAAACTACGCCATACACATTGCCAGCAGGGACAATTGATATTATGGATGCGGTGATACGAGACAGTTCTGGCACAGACACTTCTGACCAGATAATAAATCGTGTATCTATTGCGGATTACAATCAACTTCCAAACAAAACATCTAGCGGTAAGCCAAGTCAGTATATGTTGGATAGTCAAATAACTCCAAAGATTTATATTTGGCAAATACCTGACAGGACAACATATAGTATGGTCTATTGGGCTGTTAATCAGCTTGATGACATTACAGCATCTAATCAAGATGCAGACATTCCATATCGTTGGAACGATTGCATATGTGCTGGGTTAGCAAGTAAATTAGCAATAAAATTTGCAAATGAAAAATTTACACTTCTAAATGAAATGTATGAACGCGCATTTAGCATTGCATCTTCAGCCGATAATGATGGTGTAAGTTTAAGGATTCGGCCTACTGCGCTGAACTTATCTTAATGGGGAAATACGCAAGAGGAAAAAAATCCTACGCGATAAGCGACATAAGTGGTCTTCGGGTTAAGTATACCAAACTGAAGACGACTTGGGATGGCTTGCGTGTTTCACCTGAAGATTATGAGCCAAAACATCCACAACTTACTCCTGCTAAAAATGTTGTGGACGCAACTGCTTTATTTAATGGTAGGCCAGATAACGATCCAGACAATGTTGTTGTCTATATTGGATTTACACAAGATTGGACAATAGATCCAAGGGCAAGACCACCTGTTGGAGTTCCGTCTATAGGTGAAGCTGGTTATGTTGATATACATAATGATCGTATATTTAGCGTATCTGGCGTATCTGGAGCGGCTAATGTTGGAACGGCAATTGTATCTGACAATGAAGATTTAGCTGTTAGTGGTACGGCTGGTACAGGTGCGGTAGGTTCTGAAGTTCCTGAACTAGAAATAAATGAGACAGGCGTATCAGGTACAGGTGCAGTGGGAACTGAAGTTCCTGAATTAGAAATAAACGAAAGTGGAGTTGGCGGTACAGGTGCTACAGGTACATCTTCATTCTTTATCACAACAGATGCTCCAGTGTCTGGAACTGGTGGATCAGGTGCAGTAGGAACTGAAGTTCCTGAGATAGAACTAGCTGAGACAGGTGTTGGTGGCACAGGTGCAGTAGGTAATGAAACCTTTGAAACAGAAATAAATGAAGCTGGGGTTGGTGGTACAGGCGCAATCGGCAGTGAAGTTCCTGAATTAGAGTTAAGTCAATCAGGTGTATCTGGAGATGGTGAGTCAGAAGGCTTTGGAGTTTCTGGCAATGGTAACATTCAATTGCTTGTTACAGGTATTTCAGGTATAGGTTCAACAGGTGCTGTTGGTGAAGAAGTCTCTGCTTCTGAAGCTATTGAGACAGGACTTGGCGGATCAGGTGCAGTAGGTTCAGTTAGTCTTGAAATTAGTCTAGGTTGGAGTGAAGGTGCTTGGGGAAGTGGTACATGGGGTAACTAAATGAATTACACAACATTAGTCGCAAATATTCAAAACTTTTTAGAAGACGACTCAACAGAGTTACAGGCGTCAATTGATGAAATTATTAATCAAGCTGAAGATATGGTTTTTCAGAGATTACCTAATCTCCCATGTTTCAGGCAGACTACAACTGCTAATTTAGTTGCAGGTACAACTGACTATGTAGTGACAGGTGCTAGGATGATCAGGCAAGTGTCAATAATTAGCTCAAATGTCGTATCATATTTAGATCATAGGGTTGACTCTTACTTACGAGATTATTGGCCTAATGCAACTACGCAAGGTACACCAAAGTTTTATAGCACAAAATCATCTAGTGGAACATCTGGTACATTAGGTGGATCAGGGACTACAATCACAATAGCTCCTACACCAAATGCGGCTGATACTTACCAAGTTGACTATATTGCACCAGAAATAGGTATAAGTTCACTTAATCCTAACACATGGATTGGCAACAACGCAGAAAATGTGTTATTATCGGCGTGTCTATATGAAGCATCTGCATTTCTTAAAGCTGGAGAGACATTGGCGCTTTATAAAACACAATTTGACGAAGCGGTACAATTATTTGTACAAGAGATGCAACGCGATTATGCGGCAGAATATAACGGAGGTTTATAATGGCTATTACACAAGCAATGTGTACCCAATTTAAAAAAGATGTAATGCTTGGGTTACATGACTTAGACAGTGATACAATAAAGATCGCTCTCTACACAAGTAGTGCAACTTTAAATGCTACTACTGATACTTACACAACATCTAACGAAGTTGCTAATGGTAACGGATACACTACTGGTGGAGTGACACTGGCAAATGCGTCTGTAATTGAAAACGGAACAAGCGGATGTTTTGACTCTGATAATCCTGAGTGGACATCAGCTAGTTTTACAGCGCGTGGTGCGTTGATATATAACGATACAGACGGAGATAGAGCTATCGCTGTATTGGACTTTGGTGGAGACTTCACAGTTTCTTCAGGTACTTTTAGAATTGTTTTCCCTGCTCAGACAGCTTCAAATGCAATTATAAGGATAGACTAGTATGGCCTCAACCTATGTAAATGACCTTCGCCTCAATGAGATGGCAACTGGCGATCAGTCAGGCTCATGGGGTACAGTAACGAATACAAATCTTGAATTAATTGCAGAAGCGTTTTCTTATGGCACTGAAGCTATAACGACAAATGCTGACACGCATACAACAACAATAGCAGATGGTGGGACTGATCCAGGTCGTTCAATGTTCTTAAAGTATACAGGTACGTTGGACTCAGCTTGTACAATTACAATAGGCCCAAATACTGTTAGTAAACTTTGGTTTATTGAAAATGCCACAAGTGGATCTCAAAACATTATTATTAAGCAAGGATCTGGTGCAACAGTTACGATTGCTAGTGGTAAAACTAAAGTAATCTACTCTGATGGCGTAGGCTCTGGTGCTAAAATGGTAGATGCTTTTGCGGCATTGGATGTTGGGTCTGTGTCAGTAGACAACATAACCATTGATGGTAATGAGATTGACGTAAGCTCTGGCAACCTAACACTAGACGTTGCAGGAGAACTTATTCTTGATGCTGATGCTGATGGAACAATTCGTTTCAACGATAATGGCACTAACTTCGGAATGGTTTACGGCGCTAGTTCTAATTTTACATTGATAAGTAAAGTTCAAGACAAAGACATGATATTCCAAGGCAACGATGGTGGCTCAACCATCACAGCCCTCACCCTTGATATGTCATTAGGTGGTTCAGCTTCTTTTAATCACGATATTCAAATGGTAGATAATGGTTTACTAAGAATGGGTGCAGGTGGAGATTTAATCCTTACATCTGACGGCACTAATGGAACTATTTTTGCTAATAACGGCAACCTAACACTAGACGTTGCAGGAAATATTGTCCTTGATGCTGATAATTTAGGTGTGGTACAAATAAAAGACGGAGGAACTATCTACGGAACTTTTTTCAAAAATGGAGATAATTTCTTTATAGAGTCAAATGTTTCAGATGGAGATCTAATTTTTAGGGGTAATGATGGTGGTAGTAACATAAACGCCCTAACCCTTGATATGTCTAATGGTGGACAAGCTGTCTTTAACAAAGGTGCATCTTTTCAAGACCATGTGTACTTGCAAGATAATGACAAATTAGTTCTAGGAAACAGTGATGACCTACAGATTTACCACGATGGAGGGTCAGGTAATTATATTGATTCTGTAAATAAAGATTTATATCTAAGATGTAACCTTGATGCTGGCATTGCTGGTGGGGATATAATTTTACAACCCAAATCAGGTGAAAACTCTGCCGTATTTAGGGATAATGGTGCAGTAGAACTTTACCACGACAACTCTAAGAAGATTGAAACAACATCAACAGGCGCAACTATTCGGGGTGATGGCGACGCTATACTTCTCCTAAACACAGCCAGTGATGGAGGGGATAAATCTCTTATTAGATTTGGGGATAATGGTGATGCAGATGCTGGTTATATTGATTATGACCACGGAGATAACACATTAAGATTTGGAGTTAATGCCGCAGAACGTTTGCGGATTAATGGTAGCGGAAGGCAAACATACAATGGAAGTAGCACTGCTAATGGTCACGGAAATTTTGTAGGAGAAGTCGGTACTTCTTCTAAAGCTATAATCTTTGAACATACTAATGGTGGTGGTGAAGTTGGAAGTATTAGAACTACATCTTCAAATGCTGTTTATTACGGCGATGGCTCTAACCTAACAGGTGTTGGCGGTAGTACAGATTTCAATGCTGTTGGTACTTATACTTGGTTAGCGGTTGACCCTGCACAAAGTGTCAACATGATAAATGAAGGTGATACTATCTCTGGTTCTTACCTAAAGGCGGCAGGAAACGGTCAAATGTCTGCACATCATATTTTGTGGTCTAGCACTGTATCGGCAGGAGTTAGCGGAACTTGGAGGCTTATGGGCGGTCAGCATAAAAGAGAAAACGGCAGTTATGCTACTGCTAACCTCTTTGTAAGAATATCTTGATTAACAATTATAACAATAGGAGGCGTTTATGCCAACAGTAACAATAACAGAAGTGCGTAGCGCACAATCACTAAACGCAGAGAACACGGCATTTGAAGTAGAAATTAATCATCCAGAACATGGTTGGATACCTTATGGGTTAATGCCTGATGATACAGATAATACTGTAGACAACAGCGTATT